TTTTGAAATTCATCATATTCAACAATCATTTCTTCGCCTTGATTTTCACCTGCTCTATTATCTAATAATCTATAATAAGGAACTTTTATTTTATCATATAAATGTAAAACTCTATATTTTTCATTAGCCGAATCTCCCCAAGAAGAATCTTTTATCATATCTGGGGTAAAAGCACCTGATACATTTGTATTATTTCCAGATGCAGGATAATCTTCATCTTTCCATTGAATACCTTTATCAATCATATCTACCATTGGTGTATCATCTTCCTCACTTACTGGTTGAGCTAATTGAGGATACTGTTGAACTAATTGTTCTTTTGATAAAATAGTAGACAATATAATACCACTAGCATCATCAAAATATCTATGTCTAGTGTTTGGGTCTACATAAACTCTAAATGGGTCACAATAATTTATCTTTACTTCGCCTCTTCCGTAATCAGCTTCCGGGTCCATATATGCTTGAAAATAGCCTAACCCAGTAATTGAATAATCATGCACTACTTGTTTAAATACTTCATTGCCATCAGATATGTCCCATATATATTCAAGCAATCCATTCCATATACTAGCAAGTTTATTATCACTATCTTCTCTTGGGTATGCTATAAATTTTGGTGGTTTAGAAGTTATAATAGCTTTAAACTGTTCTATCGCAGAATATAATCTATCTACAACAACATCAGCTTGATTTACAGATTCTAAATAATTAGTTTCATCTTTAGTCCAATGATTGCCTAAATAAAAGTCAATATCTTCTCTTGCTTGTGTGTCCCAATCGTTTCTAGCATCAGACCATTTACGGAACTTATCCTGTATGTCTTTTGCCCTATTATCGGTTTCGAGTCTATTTTCTGCCATTATACTCCATTTCTATACAATTTTGTAATCTGTAATATATAACAAATTACTTTAAGTATGCAACCTTATATTCTAGAGCCAGACATCCAATTATATTTTTTAACAGTTTTACGTTTCTTTTTAGCATTTCTACTTAACCCTCCTGGCTTTTGATGTCCATGAGTAAACTGTATTGCTAACCAAAACGCATCTATAATATCATCATGTGCGCCTTTTGGAAAGTCTAATAGCTCATCAATAAAATCAATATTACCCTTTTTTAGATGTACAGCTTTTTGTTTAAACAATGGTTGTAAACCTTCAAACAGTCTATCTTTCTTTTTTTGTGTATAACCTTTTATTCCTTTTTCAATTCCTGGCAAAAACAAACCACGTTTTTTACTTTCTCGCATAACATAATCTCTTAACATTTCCTGATAGGCAATAGTTTCAATATTGACTCTACGAACAGGTTTATACTTTTTAAACATTTTAAAAATTTGTTCGGCACAGTCCATCGGTAACGCTCTTTCACGCCAGTAATCAATAACAAAGTAATCATGCTCGGAACTAACACCAACGACCATAATAACAGAATAGTCACGATTATCAGCAACTGATGAAGCAGGGTCAATACCAATGTACAAGTTGACATCAGTATTCCCATTTTCATCTTTAATATACCATTTGCCGTTTTCATCATCCCACCTAAGAGCTCCGTTGTATAATGATTCATTTATATCCTCCTCGCTAAACACAGCATCATCTGGACTTCTAGCCTGATTCATATACTCTTGATAAAACTTTGCAGGAGTTCCAGAGTCTACATAGAACTTTTTACGCTCATTTAATTTACCCATACTCCATCTAGATTGCCAAATTGGTTTTCCATCTTCTATTGCTTTTTTTGTATATACCGACCAAGCGTAATCTTCTTTTGCTTTTTCCGCAGAACGATAACCAGTTATTATATTATTTAAAAAACTGTCCCAATGTACAATAGTACCATTACACCAAAGGAATCCACCTTTATCAAAATCAATCGCTGGGTATACTGCAGCTGTAACCCAATTTTTCATATTATGTCTAGCATCGGGTGTTTTTGTATTTAACTCTGATTCAAAGTCATCTAATACAATTCCTGTATACCTAGTACTATATTGTTTTTTACCTCTCAATCTTTGAGATGCACCTTTACCTAACATTCTACATCCATTGGATAATATGATTTCATTCTTTGTCCATTTGGGACCTTCTAGGTCCCCAAAATAATAATGGATAGCTGGATTAGTGTCTATATGATTTTGTACCCATGCTATATTATCTATTGCTTGGTCTTGAGCTTCACCTACCCAACATATGAACTCTGGTTCCGCATCTTTTTCTTTAAATAAGAAACGATGCAAAACAGCAGTAGCTGCCAGAGTAGACTTTGCGTGGTCACGTGGTAATACTAAAGCTAATTGATTTATATTTTTATCTAACAATAATGAACCAACCTCTCTATGGAATGGAGGTGTTTCTGTAGCTAAATAATCTTGAGGGGAGAATAATTTACCAAATGTAATTAAATCAGTATATGCCATTTGTAATACTTCTTCATTTTTAGAAACATTACCATTTAGATTAAGGTTAGCCATTACTTCTTCCTTTTAAACATACTGAATGGATTAAGGTTTAATTCTTTTTCATACCATTTTAATTGTTCTTGTAATTCTAACATCTTAGCTTCTTCTTCCGCTGTATGTTTAGCAATAAGAGAAGTTATATCTTCTTGATGTTCTGTCATAGATACTTCTAAATTAAGTATTCTTTGTTCTATAGTAAGATAACCATAGACAATTATAGCAGTTCCTACTATAATTTGTATTAACCACTTAACATTTATTGCTACATTTAAATTATCGTCTAGTTTCAATATTGCACCGATACATAAGCCATAGGAGTGGAGTTGACCACAAATTCTGGGTTGAAGTCAGCACCGACAGCAGTGAACTCACCCCAGATTTTCTTACCGCCCTCAATAGTAATAGGCTGCACACCAGACCATACAACGCTATCATCAACCATAACATATGCGTGAAAGTAAGCATCATAAATACCTTCTTCCATTTGATATATATAGTAAGTAAAGACTGGTCTCCATGTATTTAACCCATCCTGTTCCGCTGTAGCTTGAAAGTATATTGGTATCTTGCTTTCAGCATCTATTATATTACGTTCTACTGTTATAAATTTGTCTTCACATCCTATTAGCAATAAAGCTAATAGAAATATTCTAGCCATACCTCTGACTTTCTCTAGTTTTTTTAAGTTTACGCATTTCACGTTTCCTTTTTTTAATATCTTCGTGACGTTTCTTACGCTGCCACTTGCGTTTTTTCGCCTGTCTATTTGGCAACTTTTCTTAACTCACTATCGTACTGTTTTAACATTTTTAATTCTAACATATCTCTTACGCTATTAGAACTTTTTTTATCTTCAAATAAATTATTTATTATATCTGCAAATCTTTTTTGATTTCTATCATCCCCCATCCTTCTATACCTATCAATATGTTCAATACCGCCAGTAGTTGGAGTCTCTACGTGCATCAATTCATGTATTAATGTACCAATAGTAGTTTGAGCTTCATCAGAAATCATAATAGTATCAGGGTCAGCGCTCTGTATAGCACCCCAACTATTCCTATGTTTTTTCCCAGGTTTATATCTACCATGAGCTGTATGACCACCACCTTTAATTATACCATCCATAATATATCCTATTATATTTCTATTATCAGGATTTGTCATACTATCATATCCTTCGCTTGGAAATTCTCTATAATCTGTTGGATTTTCTGCTCTTTTTACTGTAGAACCTGCAGGGTAATCTGGATATAAATTTGTTTTACCTTCTTTATATATTCCTTCATATAATGTTTGATACCCTTCTTTTGCCATAGGGTTTACTATTTGCATTATAGATTTCCAAAGTTCAGGAGGTATCTCAGTTCCTTGAGCTGCTTTAGTATCATTATTCATTATCGTAACCACTTCTTAGCAGATTCAACAAAATGCTCAGGGTCGCCTTTACCACCCTCCGTATTGTAATATTTCTTCCAGTAGTCAGCTTGTCCCTCTATTGAACTAGGCATTCTCTTAGGAACTCTCCAGTATTTTAACCGACAGTGAATTATACCTGCAGCTATATTCTTTTCTAGTATTTCTTCCCATAATTTCTCATCATAACTCTGCCAGTGCTTTAAATCTACTAAACTAGCTTCAGCGCACTTACCCATTAAACTTTTTCTATGTTTTAAATAGTGAGCAAGATTATCTACAGCGGTAGCTGCTTCTACTTGCCAGAACGACCTAGCGGGACCATTACCCATTTGTCGTACATATTCATATCTACTTT